TATATATGGCGTCCAGTAAAAAATAGTCTTAATGAATATCGAACAGCACAAATTAAATTTACAAAAAAATATGCTGAGATGTTGGAAAAGGTTGATTTTGGTAATGATGTTATTGTTGCAAATGAATTTGATACGCCATACACTTTTGGCAAGCAACATAACGGTAGAGGTAAAGCAGAATTACTTGGAGCTATGTTGCATATGGGTAACAAAAGCAATTTAAGAAAATTATTGTTAGGAAGAAAATGGGGTAAAGAAAATCCTGATGGCACATTAGATACTAGACAATGGGATGTTTTTATTAAACGTATGGAAGATTCAAATATAGTGACTAAAAAAGATTACGATTTTCTACAAGACGTTTGGAATTTAAATAAAGAAATGCTGCCATTAATGCAAAAAACTCATAGAGATGTTTTTGGATATTATTTTAAAGTAGTCGAAATGAGTCCTGTTATTACTAAATACGGCACATATGAAGGAGGTTATGTACCTGCAAAAGTTGACCCAGATATTGTTAAAGATGCAGAAAGAAATGCAAAATTAGAAGAATTAAAAACTGATTTTAAATTGTCATTACCTGCTGTACAAAAAGGGTTTACTATGACTCGTGTCGAATATAACCGACCATTATCTTTACATTTAAATGCAATGGTTAAACACATAGATGACGCTTTGCGTTTTGCTTATGTGCAACCTGCAATTACAGATGTATTAAAAATAATTAAAAATAAAGAATTTGCAAATGCATTAACTGATGTAAATCCTTCTGCAATAGATCATATGTTGTTGCCATGGCTTAATAATGCAGCAAGGCAAAGAACAATGTTGCGTGGTGAAAATGAGATGATGGATAACTTTTTTAAAGCTTTAAGAAAACGTACTGGAGTTAGCATTATGTTTGCTAATTTTCAAAATGCTGTACAACAATTTACTGGAAATTTTCCATCACTTATAAAAGTTGAAGGTAAATATATGCGTAGCGGTTTAAAACAATATTATGGTAACCCTGCAAAAACTCAGGAATTTATTGCACAACTATCACCTTTTATGGATCAACGTCAAAATAATCAAATGTTTGATATACAAGATACACTTAATGATTTAATTATCAATCCAAATAAATATGAAAAAATAAACGCATGGACAAGTAAACACGCATATTTTATACAGCAAGCATTCCAAAACCAAGTTGATAGTGTTGTTTGGTTAGGTTCTTACAATCAGTTTTTTGCTAAAAAACCTGCATCTATGCCGGATGTTGTGGCACAAAGAGAAGCTATAGCACAGGCAGATGCAAATGTACGATTAACACAGGACAGTTTGTTGCCAGAAGATAGAGCAGCATATCAAACTAATACTCCTTTAATTCAATCATTATTGCAATTTACTGGATATTTCAACACTATGGCAAATTTAAATGCCACACAATATAAAAAAATGGTAAACGATATGGGATTTAAAATTACAGGCAAAGGTAGTGGTCGGTTAATTTATACATTTATGCTTGGTTTATATATGCCGGCTGTAATTTCTGGTGTTATTGTCAATTTCTTTGGCGGTAATTTAGGCGATCAAGATGAAGACGGATATCTTGATGAAATATTTGAATTGTTATTTTTTGAACCATTAAGGTTTGGTCTTGCATTTATTCCCGGTGGAAACATATTACCTGTACCTTTTAACGTATTAAATGACAAACCATATGATGATCGTATATCTACAAGTCCATCTATATCTACATTAGAAAGTAGTACTACAGGAACAGTTCGTGCATTGCAAGCTGTATTAGATCCTAAAAAAGATGTAACTGGTAAAAATGTAAAAGATGTATTTACTCTTATGTCGTTATTAAGCAACTATCCATTAACTATATTAGGTAGACCGCTAGGTTATTTAACAGATGTTAGTACTGGCAGAGTAGAACCAGAAGGACCAATAGACTTTATTAGAGGTGTAGTTACAGGTAAAACTGGACGTAGACAAAGAAAATAAAGGTGTGACCGTAAAGCAAAGAGTAGTTGGTAAGCTAAATAAGATAGTGAAAATGTCTAGTTAATGACGATAAATTCGACTACACGAAAGACGAGTAACTTAGTTGGTAATGGTAATACTGCTACATATCCTTTTGCTTTTAAAGTTTTTACAGACGCAGATGTAGTTGTAAAGAAATTAGAAGTAAGTACAAGTATAGAAACTACTTTAACTCTTGGTGCTAATAATGATTATATAGTTACTTTAAACGAAGATCAAAACAGCAATCCCGGTGGCAGTATAACTTTAAAGTCTGGAGGTAATAACCAAAATTTAGCAAGTGGTTTTCAACTTGTTATTACATCTGCTGTAGAACCATTACAAGGAACAGATCTTACAAACCAAGGTGGATTTTTCCCAGAAGTTATTAACGATGCATTAGACAAAGCAATTGTATTGCATCAGCAACAACAAGACGAATTAAATAGATCAATTAAATTTTCATTAACCAATACTATTGGTAGTTTAGAAATTACAGAAAATGCAAACGCTCGTAAAAACAGAGTTTTAGGTTTTGATAATTTAGGTGAGTTTGAAGTATTAAAAGAATTAGGAACATACCGTGGTAATTGGGCTGCTAGTACAGCCTATGCTGTAAGAGATCTTGTAAAAGATACTAGTACTGGTAATATTTTCTTTTGTAATACAGCACATACATCTTCTGGTTCTCAACCATTAACAACTAATACCAACTCTGCAAACTGGGATCTTATTGTAGACGCAGCGACAGCTACTACGGCATCTAACAACGCAGCATCGTCAGCTACAGCAGCAGCTAACTCTGCAACGGCAGCAGCCAATAGTGCGACAGCAGCAGCTACATCCGAAACTAATGCAGGGAATAGTGCCACAACAGCTACGACAAAAGCAAGCCAAGCAGATACTGCAAAGACAGCAGCCGAAACAGCCAAGACGGCTGCGGAAACAGCTAAGACAGCAGCAGAAGCTGCACTAGACTCTTTTGATGATAGATACTTAGGTGCTAAAGCTAGTAACCCTACACTTGATAATGACGGTAATGCGTTAATAGATGGAGCATTATATTTTAATACAACCTCAAATATTATGAGGGTTTATGACCTTGGTAATACTACTTGGTTAGATGTAAATATATCTGGAACTAATTTAACTAATACAAATACAGTTGCAGGTGCAATTAGTAATGTAAATGCTGTTGGTGGATCTATAGCAAACGTCAACACGGTAGCAAGCAACATATCTGATGTTAATACTGTCGCAGCAGATATAGCTAAAGTAGTTACTGTTGCTAATGATTTGAACGAAACTGTTTCTGAAATTGAAACAGCAGCAGCAGATTTACAAGAAACTACATCCGAAATTGATACTGTTGCAAACGCAATTGGTAATGTTGATAATGTTGGAAATAATATTGCAAACGTAAATACAGTTGCAGGTATATCAACAGAAGTATCTGCGGTAGCTAATAACGCAGCTAACGTTAACGCAGTTGGCGGTGCTATTACTAACGTCAATAACGTAGGTGGCAGTATTGCAAATGTTAATACTGTTGCAAGTAACATAAGCGGTATTAATGATTTTGCAGCTAGATATAGGGTAGGACCAAACAATCCATCAACTAATAATGACGATGGTGATTTATTTTATAATACAAGTTTAGATAAATTACTTGTTTATAACGCAACTGCTAGTGCATGGGAAGAGACACAAACTATTGGTAGTTTCTTTATTAATACAATTAGTCAATTTTCTGGTACTGGTGGTAATAGTGCAACATTTAATAATTCTGCATATAAGTTTAACTTAAGCAATGCAGGTGCTTTTGCACAACAAATGATTGTTAGCATCAATGGTGTTGTACAAAAACCAAATGCAGGTACAAGTCAACCGTCAGAAGGATTTGCACTAGACGGAGCTACAATTATATTTGCTGCTCCACCTCCTGCCGGGGCAGATTATTTTATCGTTACTATTGGAGCAACAGTTGGTATTGGCACACCTAGTGCAGGTACAGTAACTGAAGCGTCATTAAATGTATCTAACAATCCTGTTAATGGATATTTTTTACAATACAAAGATAATACTGATCAGTTAACTTGGGCTGAAGCTGTTAATTTTACTACTCTTACTGAAGATAATAGTACTGGCGATTTAACTATTGAAGGAACTGATACTGACAGTAGTGGTTCTGTAACTGATGATGATAGAACTAAATATGATAAAAGTTTAAATACGTTTAATCTTGGAAAAAGTGTAATTGTAAATATTGGGTTTGGTAAATTATCTACAAAACTTGCAGCTACAACTGCTGTTCAAAGTGGTCTAACTGGATATGTTTTACAAAATTCATTAAAACTAGAAGCATCAGCAAATGATATTTGGTTAGCTACATCAGGTAAAAAAATTACTATAGCTTCTTCTGATAGTCTTACACATGAAGTTGCAAGATTTCAAACTTCTGCTCTTGGTGCAAGTCAGCACGGTTATGTAGATTTAAATTATGTAACTGCAAACGCAGGTGGTAGTACAAGTTCAGCAAATAGATTAAAAACAACATTAACAGGTATAACCTTAACTGGTGTTATTGTACCTGCTGCTGATAGCACACATGATCTTGGAACTAATGCTGTTAGATGGAGAAATATTTATGCTGACACATTATATGGTGATGGATCAAACCTTACAGGTATACAAGCAGGTGCTGCCGGTAACTCAGAAAATATATTTCACGAAAATGAAAATACTATGGACAATGACTATACAATTGGTAATGGTGCATCTAATATAAACGCAGGTGTATTTGGTCCATTAACAATCAATGCCACTCTTAACATCCCTGCAACTTCTGTATTAACTATTGTATAACTATGGCAATTTCTTTTAACGGCAGCAACAATACAATCGCAGGTGTAGCAGTAGGTGGTTTGCCTGATGGAATAGTAGATGCGGATATGCTTGCTGCTAATGCTGTTACTTCTGGAAAATTAGCAAGTGGTGTTGGAGGTAAAGTTGTAGGATTTGGTCTTGCAACTTCAACAGCTGTAGATCAGTATGGAGCACAAAATAATTATACATTAGTTGGACCACAACTTACTTATACAGGTGAAAGTGCAAGTAATAAATTACTTATACTTCATAACCATCACATGGTAGTTGAAGATGCAAGTTATTGGTTTATGGCATTATGGAGAGATGGTTTAAGTGGAACTAAGTTAGTTGAAAAGAAATGGTATTCACAAGAACAAATGTGGATAGGTCTTACTGGAATACATTCTTGTCTTATTGATATTCCAGATACTAGCTCTCATACTTACCAGTTTGCGACATATAGAACAAGTGGTACTAACAGATTATCTTATAACTTTAATCTTGGTATACCACAGATTATAGCTTTGGAGATAGACCCATCATGAGAGCTATTATTGAAACAGTTGAAAAACTTTACCCCTCTGTTGCAAGTTTTGAAATTGATGGGGGAATTTATAAGGGATATGATAAAGATGGCAAACAAATATCTATTGATAAAGCAGCAGTTGATACGGAACACGCAAAAGAAAATTATAAAGATGCAAGAATAGGTCTGTACCCTAGTTTAAAAGATTTTGCAGATGCAATGTATTGGAACAGTAAGGGAGATTCGACTAAACTAGAAGAATATTACGCAGCCTGTGAAAAGGTAAAAACTGACAACCCCAAGCCTAGTTAATTATGACAGCAAAGATTAAACTAAACGCAGCATCAGGTGGTGGGTCTTTCAGCTTACAAGCACCCTCATCATCTAGTAATAACAGGGTTATAAGTTTACCTGACATTGCAGATGGAACGCTTTTGACAAGTCAGAGTTCTTTAGATTCAACTAAGTTATCCCCTGCTATAACTAGCTCTAAAGTTCTTCAAAAAGTTAATTATCAAGCTAATACTGCTCTTTCTTCCACAAGTACAAGTTATGTAGAAACACCTGTAACAGGTTCAATAACTCCCCAAAGTAGTTCTAGCACAATAATAGTTACAGCCTGTGTTCCTGTTTGGCCTGCTTCTGGTATCTATCTACAGGTTCAGTTAAGATCTTCTGGTGGTAATACAAACAATGATATAGGTACTTGGGGTGATGCTTACTCACCAAGTGGTACTGGTGGTGGTGCATGGAACTCTATGTATAGATGGGTTCATACAAGTCACAACGCAACCTCTGCAATAACTTACAAAATTTTTGCAAGGAAACAGAGTACTACTGGTTCTAGTTGGTATTTTCCTAATAACAATACTGCATATTCCACTATATCTTGGCTTTTAACATTAGAGGAGATTGCAGCATGATACAAATTGAAGATATAATCTTTCAACTTTATACTGATGCCGTAAACATTAGAATAGATGGTGATGTTTACACTTGTACCGATAAAGATGGAAAACCTGTAACAGTAGATATGACTGCTGTTAATGCAGAATTTACAAAGCAAAATTATAAAAATGAAAGAAATTACGGTGAAATTGGTGAACAATTAGATTTGCTTTGGCACTCAATAGATGCTGATACGGAGTTGAAAACTAAGTTTGCTGGCTTTTATAATGCAATAAAAGCGGTTAAAGACGCTAACCCAAAACCTAGTTAATTATGTCAGAGATCAAGGTAAATTCGATAAAAGG